ATTAAAGGCTGATAACTTCACTCCATTATTTCCCGACTGTTTTAGATGGATTAAAAACGGACAGTATGAACAGTACTTAGAGTTGCCATCTGTAAAGAAAACAGCTACATTTAAAAAACCTAAAAACACCCCTTTTTAAAACACCCCATGACAGAATTTGAAACTAAACTTCTAAAAATATTAGAAGAAACAAATACACAAATTTGTAATGTTCATAATCAGCTTTTTGAGATGGATAAAACTTTAGATTCATTCAAAGAAGATATTTCTAAAATTGCTAAATATGCAAGAGTTAGATAATGAAAAACTATAAACGTGCAGCTATAGACAGGGAAGTTACATTTAACATTCCCGACTACGAATGTTTTGCCTGTAATGACTCAGGAATAGTCCACAATTCAGACGGGTTAGTAAATAACCACTATCCTGACTACGACATACTGGAAGACGGCAGAAGATCCACTGGTTCTGATTTAGCTCTTATCTGTCACTGTCAAAAAGCAAATACAACTTACGACATAGACGGCTCTATTATCTCTCATGGATTTAGAACTGAGACTGGTGAGATAAGAAACAAGCTTGGGGTGGAAATTCCCATAGATGTTGCCAGAGACATACACAACATCAGAAAAAAAGGCTGGGCTGACACACAAAAGCTCATGAACAAAATTATTGCTAAAAACATTAAGCAAAACAAAACTAACTTACCGCCAGAAGTGCAGAAAGTTAAGGATCAGTTAAGAACTTTTACCATGAAATCATTATGAAAACCTACAAATCTGCTATCTGTGCAAAAAATGAAGAAGAACATAAATTTCATTTAAAATATCCAAAAGGTTGCAACTTTAAAGAACTTCACGAATATAAGTGGCCTGTTAGAAAACAATGGGGATATTGGATTTTTAGGTCAACAAATCTTGTACTGGAATTGCAAACAAAAAAAGGTGGTTGGGCTTATGAAGTTGACCTTGAAAGAATAAACAGCACAGCACAAATGTTGGATTGGATTTTCCAACTTAACCACAAAAGAAGATATGGTGATAGTGTTTACGGAGATCAAGAACAAGATTTGATCGGAGATTTAGTACAAGCCTTTGACGATATTTTTGAACCACAAGCAAATTGTTGTTCGTTTGGTAAAGAGAAACAATTTAATGGATCTAAACTTGCAAAAGAATATGCAAAAAATTTAAAAAACTACAATAAAGCTAATAAATGACTATTGATGAAAAAATTGCCGCTGCTAAGCAAAGGATTATTCAACTTAAAAAACTTATTTCTTACTGGAAAAACTATGAAACAAAAAAAAATTAAAAATATGACTATTAATGAGTTAAATACTTACACTTTTGAATGTCTTAACTCTTTAGAAACACAAAACAAAATTCTTGAATACTGGAAAGAAACTTTTCATTCTTGGAATTATCATTTAGGACGTAAACCCAAATTAGAAGAAATAAAAAAACAAGAAGAGCTTGCAATCACAACTATTGATAACCTACAAGAGGTACTAATAGAACTACAAAAGTATCAAGAAGCCTACGTTCAAACCTGTAAAAATCAAATCAATACCTTAAAAACAGAATCAGATTCAAACAAATGACTAAATTACCTAAAAAGCCTAAATATCCAAAACATGAAATCTGGTATGAAGAGGAATGGAAAAAATATCTTATGGTTTTTGATGGCTTAGATGGTGTCTCAATTCCTTATGAACTTGAATTAAGCGAAATTGGTTCTCAAACAATTAAAACTGCCTTTGTTAATACTCCAATTCATTTAGCTATGGGTAACTTTTGGGGCTATCAAGACTTTCCAGAAGATAAAGTTTTAATCAATTGTGAGCCTTTTGAGGAAGGTAGAAATCACATTTATTTAGCAAGTTATGATTTATCTGCATTAAAAGCACTTGCAAAAATGCTTTGTGACCACAGATGTTGGCAAGAATCAGAAAATAGTAAATATATAATTAAATCGACAAAAACTAGCAATTGACGCTACATTTAGACTAATAAAATCCTTAATTTAGTGGCAAAAGGTAGATCCAGCAAAACAGAACATAATTACAGAATCAATAAAGTAGCTAAACTTTTGTCTGTTGGAATTACCAGATCAGAAATAATACAGTTTGTTGCTAATGAATGGGGTGTTAATGAAAGATCAGCAGATTCTTATATGCAACACGCTAGAGCTATTCTTAAAAAAGATTTTGATATAGATAGGCGACAATTTACTGCAGAGGTCTTGGCACAATACGCATCATTGCAAAAAGAAGCTAGAAAGGGCGGTCAATTATCTGTTGCTTTAGGTTGCATAAACTCAATGGCAAAAGTAGCACAGGTGATGTCTTGAGCATACTTTCCAGAGAAGGTTCTGTATTAGATCATATAGGCAGTCATAGCATTGATATTGATACTGATGAGCTACTAAATCGAATTAGAACAGATTTACATCCACCGCAGCAGCAGTTTTTTGATAACCAATCAGAAATTGTAGGCTTATCTGCGGGTTATGGTGCTGGCAAAACTAGAGCTTTATGTTCTATGGCAATAAAACTAGCAGCACAGAACATAGGTTATATCGGGGCTGTTATGGAACCAACTGCACCATTAATCAGAGACATTTGGCAAACAGACTTTGAACAGTTCCTTGAGCAATATGAAATACCATATACTTTTAGAGCTAGTCCATTACCTGAGTACACAATTCATTTTCAAGAAGGAGATAGCAAGTTGTTATGCAGATCTTTTGAAAACTGGTCAAGAATAATAGGTTTAAATTTATCTCATGTTTTAGTTGATGAAATAGATGTTGTAAGTCCATCTATTGCAAACAGAGCTTTTCCTAAAATACTTGGACGATTAAGGGCTGGTAATGTCAGACAGTTTTGTGCAGCTAGTACACCAGAAGGCTTTCGCTGGTTATACAACACTTTTGGTACCGATGAAGCGAAGGAACGTAAGGACAGGCATTTAATCAAGATGCGGACGCAAGACAATCCACATTTGCCAGAAGATTTTATAGAACGTATGCAGGCAAACTATGATCCATCAATGTTGCAGGCATATCTTAATGGTGAGTTTGTAAACCTTACAACTGGTCAAGTTTATGATCGTTTTGACAGATCGCAAAACGTAATTACAGAAAAACCAGAAATACAAATAGAACCATTGCGGATTGGTATTGACTTCAACATAGGCAACATGAACGCTGTTGTCGGAATTGTAAAAGATCAAAAATTATTAATATTTGACGAAATAACTAAAGCTCATGACACAGATGCTCTTGCTCAAGAAATAAAAGCCAGATACCCTTACAATAAAATATATATTTACCCAGATGCTAGTGGAGGGAACAGGAGTACAAACAGCAGCCAAACTGATATTGCCATTCTGGAGTCGTATGGGTTCAGTAATCAGTCGCCACGCAGCAACCCGCCAATCAGAGACAGGGTTTCTTCCGTACAGGCTCTTTTATGTAACGGCAAAGGGGAAACCCGTTTACATATCCATGCCAGTTGCAGAAAGCTAATAGAATCAATGGAATTACAGTCATACAATGAGAAAGGAGAACCAGACAAAGAATCTGGCTATGACCATATGGCAGATTGTCTTGGATATTTAATCTGGAGAGAATTTAATCCATTGTTTGCACGTGCAGGGCGACCAACAGGAATTAGAATATATTAAAAGTAATGATA